CGCTGACTCGTTGTCGGACTGCACCGGTGGCGGCGCAGGCGGCCCTGACCAGGGCCCAAGCGTAGCTACAGCGGGAGAGTCCGCCGACGCATCGTCAGAGGCCTCTGTACATTCACCAGAAGAATACCACAAAGCAGGCATAGACGAGGTGGATGAGGACGAACGCGCTGCTCGGAGACGCGAAGCTAAGCGACGGGAGGACAAAGACATCGAGGAATGGATGGAGAAAGTCGACGCCCCAGGCGCTGGGATTCACCACGCCAAGGACGCTAAACGCCAAGAGTCGTACTTCTACTTCCCAAAGCCGACGAAAAGGGATCCAGCCAATGACTGGGCTGAGATGGATGATTCGGCAGGCGAAGCTGCAAGGCGGCCACCTGGCCTCCCAGCCCCACCCGCGATCAAGATGGATGTGGATGACGACGCCTCAAGAGTGAGGAGCAGTTCTGCGCCCTGCCCTACCGACAAGGTGGACCAGAGAGTGTTGGACGCCGCTACAAAGCTTGGAGCGAGGCGGAGAGGCAGACCGCTAACTCGCGCCGACTCCAAGCCACCACGCAGCCGGTCCAAAACGAAGACACCAACACACCGTGCTGGACAAGTGTTTGTGGACACAGCATCTCTCGTGGACAGCTTTCCGTCACCAGCTACTGCTGGTTGGCAGAGCTTGCGTGCACAAGTCCAGGATACGAGCTACGCTGGAGAGGCAGCCGAGAGGTTGCTTTCGACAAGCATATCGGATTCGGACCCTGTGCCACCTCTCGACCATCATCACACGAGCGAGCAGCTTGGAATGCGCTTCCGCAGGTGGAAGTGCAGGCTATTTCATGGTCAGGCAGACCAGGTTCTTCGTGAGGTCCGCACTTGGTTGTGGCCCGAGCTGGAGAGGATGAAGCCAGATAGGAAGAACCAGCGTGAGGAGGTGCAGGTCGTGAAACGACTCTTGCGCATCATTCTTGATTTGCAGGAGAACATCACATTCAAGGAGTACCACCGCCAGGTCGCCCCAGACGGACCACCTACTTCAGCCAAGGTCTTCCATGACAGGAATGGGAAGCCATACATGCGTCAAGCAGCGTCCTACCGGACAAAGAACTACACCAGGGCTACGAAAGAGAAGCCACCAGACAAGGACACTGCCTTGATGGCTGCTTTGAAGGACAAGCTCAAGTACTGGTTCGACATGAAGATGTACGGCTGCGATCAAGGGTACTATGGCCCTCCAGAGAACAACAAGGCCGCCATTGAAGACTCTATGCGGTCCCAGTGCGCCAAGGCGCAGGTGGACTACAAGTTGTCTACAGAAGACAGCCTGCGACTTGACAAGTGTGTTGTCGCCGCAGTCAAGGACTACGAGAAGGCCACTAGAGATCCCAGCGGAGCGTTCCGCGTTGAGATAAAGACCTTCCTTGAGGAGGGCGAGGGCGGCTGGATGAAAGTCTTCATGAGTCTCGATGACAAGAGCTCCGGTGTCTCCACTCGGTACAAGCCTTACAAGAAGGAGACGTGGGCTAAGACCGACTTGGAGGAGAGCATTGAGCTTGCGTTGACGCGCCTGCTCCTCATTGCTGTCGCTTCACATGTCATCAGTGACCTCACTCCAATGGAGTGCGTCACCCTTGGGCTCAGCGACGCCAAAGATGCCTTTATCAAAGGCGAGGTCCACTCTCAGGAGAAGTTGGACCAGCGCAGATACAGGCTAATCTGGGTGTCTTCGTACGTGGATGTCATCTGCCAAAGCCTTCTACACAAGGCTGACAACGTCTTTCACATCCGAGCCTACCAGCTCGGTGCGATAGACGTTACAGCTGTCGGCCTTGGACACCATGACGCCGGTATCTCGAGGATGGCCCAGGCGATCAGGAACCAAGGGCTGGAGCACAACATCACCTCGGATGCCAGCGCCTACGACTTCTCTGTGCCTGGCGAGCTGATAAGGGCCGACGCGTGGAGGAGGTCGAGGAACGTCCCAAGTGACGAGGTGGCAGAGCTTATCGAGACTTTCGGATGGCTGCTCTCGAAGCACGTGGTGAATAACCACGGGGACGTCTACGAGGTCTTGAAGGACGGCGTGACTGCTTCTGGCCAAGTCAGTACTTCGGCACAGAACACCTTTGCTCGTGTCGTCATGGCTCACTTCGGCGGGAGCGCGAAGAATGTGGCGGCAGGAGATGATCTTGTGGCAAGCCCCAGCTTTAATCCCAAGGAGCTGGAGAAGCTGGGAGTGCGGTCTCGTGACATCGAGGAGTGGAAGGGTGAGGTGAGCTTCACCAGCCACAGGATATGCCTCACCAAAGAGACAGCAGCATTCGAGCGGGTTGAGAAGATGGTCTGGGGGTTGTACCATCGGGCCCATGACGAGCAGAGGAATGCCGAGCGATTCGGAGGCTGCTTGCACGTCCTCAGAAACACCCCAGGAGCATACGAAGAGCTCCGCGACATCGCTGACAACTTTGTGCCAGGGTACAAGGACTTCATCGGCTACAACGAGACTCTCCTGAAAGAGTTCTTGTAGTCCGATCCTGTCAGCTATATGAGGGCAAGGCTCGGCATTTTGCCGGGAGGGAGGACGTACTACCCCTGAGGAATGCGTCCACGGCGCCCCTTCTCTCACCCCAGCCACCAAATGCGCTAAGGTAGCGCATTTTCAGACCACCCTCGAGGAGGTCTTTCCATCGTTTGTGTCAACCCTAGAGGTAGGCACATTGCTTGCTTTACTTTGTGTCAACCCTAGAGGTAGGCACACTGCTTTGCTTTTTGTGATTTGCGGTTGCTCTGCACACCGCAGACGCCCTTCCTGTTATCACGGGACCGTTTTTGTCATCCCAGGCGAACACCCCACTATTTGAAGTGAACAACAACACTTGTGAGTGTGCTTGCTTCGATGACTTTGACCACGAAACAAGAGGCTCAGGTTGCCAAGGCAGCCAAGGACCGTCGCGCGTCTCTTCGCGCGATGTTCGAACGCCAGAACTCGGCTCAGAAGGCTGCCAAGGCAAAGAAAGCCAGTCCTGCGCAGCCACGGCGGGCGAAGCCAATGGCCAAGCCACGCCCTTCGTCACCTGCCGACCAGCTGACACACGCCTTCAACGCGTTTGTGCCCCGTCACTTGCCCGTGGACGAGACGACAGCGCCCTACACAGTCACCAACTTAGTAGGCATCATCGAGTTCGAATCGTCACACACACATGACCAGGTGTTAGTTGTCGCACCGCGACAGTACAACACACCCGAGTCTTACCTCGGGCCTTTGACGGATTACCTAGCGGTCCTTTACGCCGCTGACCAAGTGCACTCTCCAACGCTTGCGCACATCAAGTCTCTTCGGTCTGCAGTCGTTGGTGCGCCACCTGTTGGTGCAGACCCACAGTTCTTCTCGACACGTGGCAGGCTCCACAACTTGTCTGTGAAGGTTGAGTGCCTTGGGATGAACAACGGCTTGCTGCCGCCTGGAGCAGTCTACGCTGGTAGGGTGCCGTCTCTTGAGACGTACTCTTATAGCGCAGTAACCGATGGCCAAGACTTGCTGTCAGCATGGGTAGAGCCTGGCATATCTACCGGCCTCTTGCAGAGCATGCCCACGGCTTCTCTTGTCTCCA